GGGGGGGGGGTGTCTCCGGGGCTTGGGCTTCGCGCGCCTTGTTGCGGGCCTTCCGCTGGCGCTCTTGACGCTCCCAAAACGTTTCGCGGAACTGATCGTTGAACCTGTGCCAGTCGCTCACAACCCCGCCCTCCGCTTGATCCTCTGTAACCTGGGATAGGCTTTTGCTCGACGGAGCCAGCGTTCATTAGCTAGAGGGTCTAGGGCAAGCATCTGACGGCGAACGGCTAGGACGTGGGCTTCATGCTCGAAATTAGCGATGCGGGTGTGGAGGGCGGTCATTGCCTGCTCCCGTTCTGCGCCGGTCGCGAAGTCTCATGCCCGAAAGCATCATCGACGCGATCGAACACCAACACGTAATTCATGATCGGGCGGAGAATGGCTGCGTTCGGATATTTTGAACGTGCAAACTCGGCCGACGTTGTTTCGATACGATGAACTATCATCTTACAAACCTTTCTGGGCCGGAACACCGGGGGCGATATCCCGGCCCTTGGCGCTAGCGGTATTGCTGCGCTTCGAAGTCATGCTGCCTCACCATTGCGGCGACGCGCTTCGTTCATCAGTTCCACAACCTCGCAGCCGATCCAGTGCGACAGCACGGCGGCGCAGCGATCTGTCCAACGGGCGCGCTCCGGTTCGGTCATTGCCCGATTGCTGGTCGAGTGCGGCTTGAAGCCGACTTCCTTGCCCTTCTTGTTTAGCAGCGGGGTTCCGAGGCGGAGCTTGCGCTTCAATTCATCGTGGAGGCTTTCGGCATCCCAGGGGCTATCGGTTGCGTCGGTAAGGGCATCGGCGGCAACGTCGAGCATGACCCAATAGAAGCCGCGACGGCGTTGGTTCGCGCCGGACTTCTTGATCTCGAAACGTACCTCCATGCCTTCGCAAGCTTTGAGTGCTTCGCGTGCTGGCCCATTGCTGGCCTGGAGCGTTCCAAAACGAACCTTGCCGATGAAAGGGGGCTTATCGGACATTAGTCTCGCTCCCATGCCACGCGGCCCGGCCACGACTTCCAATAGGCATCGGCGACCTCGACAGCATTGAAGCCGTACTTGATCTGGAACGTCGCCCATCCGCCGCGCGATTTGAACGCGCCGATCTTGCCGTGTTGCTCGTCATGGTGGCGCTGGCAGAGCGGGATAGCGTGAGAATCTGCAACGCGGGTAGACATGCCCTTGCCCCCAGCGCAGTCCACATGAGCCGCCTCTATGGGCGAGCGGCGCGGGGGATCACCGAACCCGCAGCCGCCGCGTCCGTCGAGATAGCAGGGACGCCCACGAAGCCATTTCAAATAGCTGTCAGCCACCTTCCAGTCAGGCCGGGGAGCCTTCTTGAAGCGCGAGCGCAGGGATGCTGGGCCGAGATAGGTCATTAGAACGGCACGTCGTCATCGAGATCGTCGCGGAACGATCCGGCTGTGTTGGCGGTGCCTTCATCAGTCGCGGCCTGTGATTGGCCGCCAGACGCGCCCTGAGGGCCATCCAGCATCAAAAGCTTGGCGTCGTAGCCCTGAAGCACGACTTCGGTTGAATACCGGTCCTTGCCATCTTGATCCTGCCATTTGCGGGTCTGAAGCTGGCCCTCGACATAGACCTTAGATCCCTTTCGAAGGTAGCGTTCGGCGGCGTTGGCAAGGCCCTCGCTAAATAGCTTGACCGTGTGCCAATCCGTCCGCTCCTTTTTCTCGCCGGTGTTCTTGTCTTTCCACGTCTCGGACGTAGCCAGGCGAAGCTCGACCACCTTCCCTCCGTTCTGAAACGAGCGGCTTTCAGGGTCGCGGCCAAGCGCGCCGATGAGCGTAACTTTGTTGAGTGAGGCGGCCATGACTTATCCTGCGTTCAAAGGGGTGGGTTTGTTGGCGATGAGTTGAGTCTCATGCTCTTCCCAAGCGCGCTCGAACTGGCCGCCTTCCGCACCGTCCAGCGCGTCCACCATTTCCTCGTTTGCCGCTCGCCATGCCGCCAGTGCTTTCAGCGTCGTGGTCTGGCGCATCGATGCGAGCATCCCGGAAAACATGCCGTCGTCGAACTTCAGGTATTCGCGCCGGGCTTCCACTTCCCCCCGAAGGCCGATATCCTCGGGCACGTCCGGGAAGCCGGTCAGCAGCGCATCCCAATCGCGCTCGGCCTGCGCGATCGTTTCCTTTTCCGCCTTCAGCAGGGCGTTGAGGCTCGCTACGTCGGCACACTTCCCAACCTTGAACCGGATAGCTTGAATTGCCTGCTTCAGCGCGGTCTTGCTGACATGGGGGCCGTCAAGCTTGGTTCGAGCGAGCGGGGCGCCGGATACGTCCTTGTAGGACGCCTTCTCGCCATCATCATCCTCGCCGGCCACCTTGATATTCAGGATCGCCAGCGTGCCATAGCGCTTTCCGTAGGACGTGCTGGACCCGACCGCTTGAACGCTGTTCTTGCTGCCGCTGCTATCGTGCGGCAGAACAAAGTCGGTCGTTTCCTCATGGCCGTCGATATGGGTCAGGATCGTGGTCACCTGAACCTTTCCGTCAGCCGACAGACCGTTGCGGAATTTCAGGTCGAAACCGTGGCGCGACAGCACTGGAACGACCGCATCGTGGATATCCTCGAACCGCGCGAACGGCGTGTCCTGGGTAATCGCGTTCGTCTGCTTGTCGCGGATGATGATATGACCCTTCATGGTCACTTCCGGCAGCTCGGGGCGCATGGCGATCTTCGCTTCCGTGAAAGCCTGCTTGGCGCGGCCTTGCTGCACACGCTCTTGCATCGCTAGCAGGCGCTCCATCTTGTCGATATCAACAGACGGGTCGCGGGCTGCGCGCTCGATCACCGCTAGCAATCCGCCGGCGTAATCGATCGAGCCTTCTTCGCGCTTGGCTATCGCGCTCGTCGGTTCACTCGCCATTGTTGTTCTCCCCACTACTAAGGGCGGAATCAAAGGTCGGCTTTGTTGCTCTAGCCATCGCTGCGATCTCTTCATGCGAGTAGCAGCCCGTCGCCATGCAGCACGTCGCTAGCGCCTGCGCGGCCTCCAGAGCCCTTCTCAACGGATCAGCATGAGAGGAGAGGATCGCGTCTGCGATCGTCTTGATATCGTCCAACGTTAGTGCGCTAATCGCAGAATCTTGCGACCGTGCCTGGGGCAGTTCGGCAACCGTATTGATTGCAGCTTCCCTATCCGCTTGGATCACCTTGGTTGTCATGAGGGGTTCTCCGATGGGGTGGTTTGGGCGTCTGCGCTTTGCGCACCGCTCACTGACGCAGCAGAAAGCGCATCCACGGCGATGGACCGAATAAACCAAGGGCTATTCGCTATACGATAAGCCTCGCCGGACAGATGGCGGCCCTGCGCTTCCGCGTCGCGCCGTAGTTTGCCCATCGGGTCAGCAACGTCGCGAAGTGCGGCGACAGCCCAACCCTCTTGTGGCATGGCTTCAATCGCCGCTTTGCCGAGCGATACGTTATCCTCCCAGCCCTCTGTGCTGCCACAGTCGGCGAACAGAATAGCCTTGGTGACGGCTTCGACCGCGCCACTCACCTCACACCTCCATAAAGAAACTTCTCCGCTTCCTCGCGGCGCTCGACGTCACCCCAACAATTCGGGTAAGCCTGCATCTGAAGTTCAATCATCCTATTCAGGCACACCCCCAAGCTTTCCAGAACAGGAATGGTCTTGTCGGTTACCTTGATCTCGGGGAGGGGGATCATGCTTCACCAACCCGCGCGTTAAGCACAGTGTTAGCTTGCCGCTCGAATTGGCAGAGCTCATGGAAAGCTTCATCCCAGCGAAGCTCATCGCCAGTTCGCGCAGCATGTGCATCGGCCAACCGGCACTCACGGATGAGTTCTATGACATCGCGAAGCCAGCGTTCGTAGTCCATCAAAGCCTCCCATATCCACGGTTGAGCGCCCGATCGGACGCAGCCAGTTCTGCGTTGAGCCGCCATCCGTCGCGCGTATGCACGACAGTTTCGTAGGCGCCGGCCTTCCCTTGGATCAGGCCAAGGTCGTAGAGTTTGCGCAGGGTTGCTCCCAGCGGAACGACCTCTCCGCTATCCATCACGCGGCATTTGACCCTCAGGCCGCCGCCATTGGTGCGGCAAATCTGCGCCAAGGCTTTCGTCTGGATCTTCGTAAGGGCGTTCACCGAGTGAAATCCCAAACGATGACGCGCGGAGCCAATTCCTCGGCCTCCATTGCGCGAGCATCAGAAGCCCATACTTCCTCTGTTTCCTGCCAGAGGGTCAGGTCGATTATGGAGAGGCATTCAAGACACGTTCCGTCTTCAGCCATCTCTGACATTGCTGTGCAGGTTGGGCAGTAACGGAGAGCGTTGTGTGCCTTCAGGGTGGTGGGGGCGTTCACCTGTCTTGCTCCCGAGCGATTGCCGCTGCTTCGCGCAGTTTGGCCACGACCTCAGGCTGCGTCCGCTCGGCCCCGTCGTTCCAATCAACGAAATCCGAACCAACAACTTCCCTGAGCAAATCGACCGCAAGGCGTGGGGTTCGCGTCGAAGTGGGCTCAAAGGTCTTCGGGTCCAGCGGGTCGGCACCAGTCACATGAGCAATGGCGCCAAGCCCGCACCAGCAAACAGGATTGCTTGCCGCCAGTTCATCTTCGTCAAGATCAGCGCTGCCGTCAGGGTTGCGGCTGAATGCGCGCTGCGTCCAAGCACCATCCGGCTCGATCAGATCGGCAGCACGGTCCAGCACGTCCGAAACACGCATCGGTTCTTCTACAGGGTGGGAGTGAGTGGTCATGCCGAAGCCTGCTCGGCGTTGACGAGAAGGTATTTAGTGTTGCGGGTTTCGAGCCGACCGTTTGCGAGGAAGCGGATAGTGCTGGTGTGCACCCGATCGCCGTCAGAGAAGCGGCCTTTGCTGTCGTTGAAGATGCGCCCGTTTACGACCCACACGCCGTGATCGACTTGCGCCAATGACCAGTCGTGTAGCTCGGCGTCGTGCCAAGTAGCGCCCGTCGCGGATTGCTTGCGCCCTGAAACATCCTGAACCATATTCCGCCTCCAACACTCTGATCGTGTTGAAGGGGTGGTACGATAAACGTAGCGGCCTGTCAATACGCAAATCGTAGTTTGTGCAAACCGCTTGCTAACTACATTTCTTCACACATTCGACGGTGCACACCGTTCAGGCTTCAGAAAAGCCGGGGGGTTTACATGTTGGGAATGGCGGAACAAACTACGAACATGGTAGGGAAGCCGTGCCGCGTTGAACTGGAGACGCCTGAGTGCGTAGCTGGGTGCACGCCCTGCTATCTGGATTGCGCGATGTGCCGATTCGTTATTGTAGCGAGAGATCGCGAAATCGAGCTGCTACTGCGCGAGCGGCCACCTTTAGCGCATCCTCGCTGGCCTGAGTGGCATCAGGCTCTACAAGAAGCTGAAGCCCATAGGACAACGCTTCTGAAACGACTTCGACAGATCGCGCCGTCCGATCCCCAGGTGGAACCAGCGGCAACAGTGCGTCCAAAAGTGGCGCAAGCATTCTTGCACTAGGCGGTCTGCGGGCTGTTTCTAGCCCGTAATGCTCAACCAGCTTCTTCATTTCGTCAACCGATACCCGCCGTGAGCCGGCGAAAATCTCGGCTATGCGAGACGATGGTAGGCTGAGCACGCGGGCAATCGCCGCATTGGTGGTCACGCCTTCGTTCTTAAGACGTTCCAACTCTGAGACAAGATCGGCATGGCTGAGCACATGATGATGTAGCCGTATCGGACGTAATCTGTCCGCACCGAACATCGTATAAGCCTCTTGCATTTGTGCTACGAATAACGTAGTGTGCGGAAATGGCAACCGCAAACGAGATTATCGAGCGACTTGGCGGCCCCGCCGAGATCGCGCGTGAAACGGGATTCCCGCTCACCACGATAGCTAGCTGGGGTGACGCTAACTTCATCCCAGACTGGCGGCGCGACGCTCTGTCCGCCTTGGCGAACCGCAAGAGCATAGCGCTCCCGAAGTTTCCGACGCCAGATCAACGCATACCTCGCGGTCGTGCTGCGGCATGACCGATCCGGGGGGCACATTCAAACGAGCAACCGTCACGATCGATGACGAGTCCGAGCCCGGCGCTTGGCAGCGCGAGCTTTACCACAGGGCTGCGCAACGCGGCAAAATGATGTGCCCGGTCAAAGCTGGCCGTGAGTGCATTCCGGTCAACGGACGCAAGCGGTTTTGCGCACGCGTCGCGGCCGGTCGCTGTGCGCTTCAGGTCACGGAGGCGGAGCCGAATATCCCGCCGAGCAACAAACCAGCCAATCAACATGGGAAATCCTCATGAGCGACTTCGCACTTCTCTGCGTCGGTGTCCCGCTTGGTGTCGGAATGTCCGCCTTTCTCGGAATGTTCCTTCAGCCGCGCGACAGCAATCGCAACAGCTTCACCAAGCGGGATCGGGGACAACGTTCGTTCCATAGGGAGGGTAGATAAATGGCGCACGACAGCAATGATGCTCAAACTTCGCCGATCGTATCGGACGAACGTATCCGGAACACGTTACGGGAGCGTATTCATCGGGCAATCCATGTCGAGCGCCGCTTTACCCGCGAAACTCTCGCATCCGACAGCGGTGTTGCCCTGCATTTCATCGATTCCATAATTTCGCGGGATAAAGCCAAGCATCGCCGCGTAGCGACAGAGGATGCTTTATCACTGGCATATTGCCTAGGTGACGGCGCGATCAACGCGCTGCTTTCGCTGTTCGGATACGGCAGCGCACAGCCGATCGACACGCCGGAACCGAGCCGCCCGATGATGATCGTGGCCGGAGCCATGAAGGAACTTGCCATCATTGGCGAGGCGGCGGCGGACGATCGCATCGATCACACGGAGCAAGCGCCCGTCGCTCTGGCGGCAGATCATCTTATCGCATTGGTAACGCCGCTGTCGAGCGCTGGGAGGGCATCATGAACCTCACGCGGATTGATGCTCCAGAGCTCGAGCCGAGAGAGGCCGCAATAGCCATGCGCAATCTTCCGCTCGCGCTTCGGGATAGGTTGATCGCCGATGCCCCAAACGTGATCGACGGACGCGGCAGGTATTGGCGGCGTGCCCATGGTGGAGATCCGCGATGACCCGGCTCCGCGTATTCCTAGCCCAGCGCAGACTGGCCCGCATGCTCCGTCAAAACAAGGCGGCAGCAGAACGCTACCGGCGCAACCGCGCTGCTCAGCTCAATCGGAGGACTGTATGAACCTCTCAGGAAAGGCGTGGACGCCAGAAGAAATGGCCAAGATGCATCAGTTCATCGCGGATGGCCTGACGCAGACTGAGGCATCGACCAAGTTCCCAGGCAGGACGATTGCGGCTGCTGAGCGAAAGTACCGCAAGGTTCGCTTATCGATGGGAATCATTCCGACGCCTGCCGCTCCGCGTATGCTGTACTGCAAGCAGACGGACGCTGAAGTAGAGGCGAGCGACACCGCATATTCCCGCTGGAGGTTACGCGACGCAAAGCGCGGTTGCCGCCTACTCAAAGAGGCGATGGACCAGTATTACGCCAACCATCAGCAGGCCGCCTAGACATGGCGGGGGGCACAGACATTGTGGCGCTTCCGTGGCCCCCTAGGGAGCTACATCCGAACACTCGACCTCATCACATGCAGCGCGCACGGGCAGCGAAGGCCTATCGCACGGTAGCCTTTTGGGCGGCCGAGATGGCAGGAGTGAGCGCGCCCACTGACGGCGAGGTCATGCTGTCGGTGACATTCAACCCGCCAGACAATCGCAAGCGCGATCTGGACGGGATGTTTTCCGCAAGCAAGTCCGGCTTCGACGGGATCGCGGATGCGCTCCAAGTCAACGACTATCGTTTTGCCTTCACCATCCGCCGCGCAGAACCGCTCAAGGGCGGTAAGGTAGTCGTATCGATCGGAGGTGCGCAATGATCGCGCGCCGCACCAACCCGGCAGGCTGGACACCTCGCGTGGTCGTCGCCGCACCGGTCCCACGCGTTCGGGATTACATCATCATTGAGCCGGCGCCTTCTCCTGTTCGAACCATGCCCCAGGTCCATGCGATCAAGCACGCTGTCGCATCGCACTATGGCTTGCAGATGGCAGACATGGCGACGGCTAGCCGTAAGTACACAGTTTCGCACCCGCGCCAGCTAGCGATGTATCTCAGCCGAAAGCTGACCGATCGCTCCTATCCAGAGATCGGCCGACTGTTCGGCGGCAGGGACCACACCACCGTCATGCACGCCATCCGCCAAGTGGAAGCGAGGATGGCGAAGGATCAAGAAACCCGCGCTGTAGCTGACGCGATTATCGCTCAATTCGGGGATGGTGCTAATGGGTAAGCGCTCATCATTCGACCGCGTGCCGCGAGACTTTTACCCGACTCCGCGTGAAGCCGTTCTGCCGCTGTTGCCACACCTATCTCCGCACACGCTGTTCGTGGAGCCGTGCGCCGGCAATGGGGCTCTAGTGGACGCCCTGATCGCCGCAGGGCATGTTTGCGCACGGGCATGGGATATTGAGCCCCAGCGCGACGATATCGACCAGATCGACGCCTTGACGCGCTTGGTGGGCAATATCGATTGCTTCATCACCAATCCGCCTTGGGATCGTCGGGTTCTGCATCCGATGATCGAGCATTTCAGCGATCAGCATCCGACGTGGCTTCTGTTCGACGCCGATTGGCAGCACACCCGCCAGTCTGCTCCCTACCTCCCGCGCCTCCGCAAGATCGTGAGCGTTGGACGGGTCAAGTGGATTCCTGACAGCAAGATGACGGGCAAGGACAATTGCGCCTGGCACCTATTCGATCGCCCGTCTGACGCCGCCGCGCTATTCTACGGGAGGCTTGCCGCATGACCCGCTACGAAGCGCTGATCCGCGCGGCCTCTAGGGACATGCTGGAAACTATCAACGCAAGCTGGTGGTCGCGCACGTCCTTCATCCCCCTGGAGACAATCCAAGGCTGGATAGCGGCACGTATCAAGGATCTAGACGATCAGGACATCATCCGGGCTCGGCCCGAGGTGGTGCCTGAGTGATCGCTGAGGCGCTCCGTCACATGCTGGCTGCTGGCATGCCCCACGAATCTATCGTGGCGGCAGTGGCAGACATGGAGGCGTCCATCGCCACCACAGATCCTGTGGCCGAGAAGCGCCGTGCCTATGACCGTGAGCGTAAGCGCCTTGCCAAGATTAATCATTCCACCGGAATTCCACCGGAGTCCGCGGAAACCGCGGAATTGGTCCCCGTCCTTGATAAAGAAACGTCCCCCAGACCCCCTAAAGAAATTAATCCTACCCCCCGGGTTATATCCACGCTCACGCGCAAGGCTGGCGGCTTTGGACCGCCGACTGATGTTGAGTTGGGCTTGTGGAATGAGTTCTGCGGGCAGCGAAAAAAACCACTCACGCAAAACGCCTACTCAGCGATCCTCGCCAAGCTAGCCGAGGCGGCAGAGGCTGGCTGGCCGCCCGGCGACCTGTTTGTCCGCGCCCTGGAGGGCGGTTGGGAAACAATCTTCGTACCGAAGGAATCGAAAAATGGGCGTTCAGGATCAAACAATTTGGCAGCGAGCAATCGGCAACGTGGTTCCGATCGGCAAGACGGCTTCCTCTCTGCCATCCGGCAAGCGGCCGATAGCTTCGGACCCAACGACTGCGGAGGAATGCCGCGCGCTTCGGGCTTGGGCTGAGAACCTGCCGACGAGCGTTCCGGTTCCAGCGACCGAAGAGCAGGCTACCCGGCATCTGGCCTTCCTCGCCTCGACACTTCCGTCGAAGAACGTTGACGAGGCCGCCGGCCGCATGCGGTTCGCCGTGTACCTGAGCATGCTTCGAGGCTACAGCGACGCCGCGCTTGCCCACATGTCGCGCCGGGTCTGCGAGACGCTCGACTGGTTCCCAACACCGCACCAATGCTTGGAACTGGCAGGCGAATACAGGCATGCGCCATCCGAACGGGTATTGGCGCTAGCGGCATGTAATCGGTTCGACCAACAGACGTTCGAGAACTGGATCTTGTCGCTGTCTGATGGCGACGAACCGAACCTGGACGTTCCGCCATTCTGGATCGAAAGCGCGCTCACCCGAACACTGTTGCGCAAGCTGGATGACGGAACCGTAGTCACCCGCGCCAAGTATCGGGCGATCAACCGTATCGACACGGCCGATGCCGCGTGAATGGCCAAATCACGGGCACCCGCCGAGAGACAAAACCGCCCCTCTCGGCATCCGCTGGAAGAACGGCAAGGTATCCAAGCACACCTACACCGCTGGCCAGCTCATCTGGAGACTTCGCGGAGACGATCACGACGTACTGACTTTCTGGCGAGTTAACGGACAGGACGATTTGGAGGAAGCGAGATGACGGGAGCTAATATTAAGCAAGCGGTTGGCGGGGTAATGGTCTCTGCTCCTCTATTGATACCAGCGCTAGCGTTCGGTTGGAGATGGATTGTTCTGCTGCTGATAGTAGCTGCATTATGTGTGTGGGTTGTAGTTGGTATTTCACTACTTTCCGACGACTAACTCATTTCAAAGGGTGGGGTATCATGGCAAAGGCAAAAGCAGGCAGGAAGCGTAAAGCTGGCGAACGCACGGCATCAGGCCGCCTGCGCCAAGCCTATGACTACGGATGCGATGGGGTGCAGCGCCGCCGCGCTCTGTACGCACGCCCCGCCAATGATGACGGCAAGGTGGTAGAGGATCACACATTCGACGCGATCGGTCGAGCCTGGTCCGCTGGCTTGCTCGAGATCGAGGGCAAGGACGCCGCTGCCATGCGTGATGCCGGCAGGGACTATGCAGCGCTGTTCTGGCGGATCTACGGCATTGGCAAGCACAAGGACAGCCTGTCCCGGTTCGTCGCCGGCAATGGTGGATCGGGTAGCAACGAGGAAGCGCTAGAAGCCGCGTTCAACGTGCGCAACGACGCCCTTCGTGCGCTCGGCCACAACATCAAGCTATGCGTGGAAAAGCTGTGCCTGGATGATCCAGACGGCAGCGACGCGGGGCCGAGCTGGCTTGACCGGATCATCTTCAGGACGCGCGGCGGAATCGCGATCGACCCGGCCGATAAAAATATTCTCGATTGTGCGATAAAGGGGCTTGCATGTTTCGTTTGACTCTGCTACGGAACGTGCTGAAATTATATCTGTGGTAGGTGCGCCTGCCACTCAAGGGCTCGCCGGGAAACCGCGCGGGCCTTTTTCTTTGGGCTTCGGCCCGACCAGCAAGCGTCCATCCGGCGCAGACTCATCCTCCCTATGCTGGCCTCGCGGTACGGCACTGGATGACTTGCTGGGTTAATCGAGTGACCGATATGTCAAAGAACGCGCGGAAGGCGATCGGCGGAAACATTCGCCGCGTAATCATCCGTGAGCGTGGCGACATTCGGATAAAGCTTGGACACATTATCGCGATGCGCGAGGCGGCAGACGCCACGTTAGGCGACGGCGGATCTGGCTTCTAGCCACATCGGGTTAATCGAGAGGTGAGCGATGGACTGGCGAGGCATCATCTGGATAGCCCTCGCTGCCGCGCTACTCGAAGCATCACGCCAGACAAGCAACATCGCTGATAAGCGCGCACGTCCGATACGGTGACACCTACCCCAAGGCAACGCGGACGCAAAGGCGTAGAGACACGCAAGCGCCGGCTGATGGCCGAGCCGCTATGCCGGGACTGCATCGCCAAGGGCCGAGTAACGGCAAGCACGGTGCCTGACCACATCATCCCGCTCGCTAAGGGTGGGCCTGACACGGACGCCAACATCAGGTGCCTATGCGGCCCATGTCACGACGCGCGCACAGCAGAGCAGTTCGGACACAAGGTCAAGGTAGAGACGGGAGTCGATGGATGGCCGATCTCAAGCTGATCATCAAAGCCGTCAACTCGCGATCATGCGGCGGGCCAGGGCGCAGGGCATTGGCGCTGTGCACAGAGGACGGAAAGACATTGGGTAAGCAGGTGCGATGCTCAGTCGAGAACGCAGTAGGCGAGCTGCCCACCATCACAGTGTCGTTCTACGTGGACGGTGACACCATCCGGTTCGCCGACAACGACGAGTAGGGGGTGGGTCAAACTCTGCAACTCGGCAGACGGACACCGCGCCCATAGCCCAGAAACATCGCTAATACAGGATTTGGTCATGAGCCGTAAGCAGCGGATCGACAGCAATGCCGCCGCCGTGAAGGTCATGGGTTCGGCGCTGCGCAAACTGGAGCCGCCGGCTCACGTTCGGATGCAGGAAGGCGATTGGCCGTTCTGGCATTCGGTGATCGCGGAGTTCGCACGGAGCGAGTGGACGGACCACCAGCTTGAGCTAGCCGCGATGCTGGCGCGGGCGATGGCGGATCTGGAGCGCGAGCAATACGACCTGAGGGCTGAGGGCTCGGTGATGAAATCCGAGAAGGGTACTCCGGTGGTCAACCCACGGAAGCAAGTTGTCCAGATGCTCGCCGGCACGATCCTGTCGATGCGCCGCAGTTTGTCGCTTCACGCACGCGCGCAAGGGGGTGAGGCGAGGGACGTTGGCAAGCGACGGGGCCAGGCGAAAGAGATCGAGGCGGACAATCCGCTAGAGCAAGACGAAGGGCTGTTGGCGAGGCCGCAGACCTATAACTGATGACCCGAGGTGAGCGTGTCGTCGCCTTCATCGAACGCTATTGCCTAGTCCCCGAGGGCGCCAAGGTCGGTAAGCCGATCGTGCTAGCGAGGTTTCAGCGTAACTTTATTCTGGCGATCTACGATGCACCCAGGAAGGTGCGCCGCGCCTATCTCGCGATTGCCCGTAAGAACGGCAAGTCAGCGCTGATTGCCTGTATCTTGCTCGCCCATCTGGTCGGGCCGGAAGCGCAGTTGAACAGCCAGATCGTTTCCGGCGCCCGATCGCGGGAGCAGGCGGCGGTCGTGTTCAATCTTGCCGCGAAGATGGTGCAGCTATCGCCGGACTTGCGGAAGCTGGTTCGCATCGTTCCCTCGGGCAAGCGCCTGATCGGTTTGACGATGAACACCGAATACAAGGCGCTGGCAGCCGAGGGAACGACAGCCCACGGCCTTAGTCCGGTCCTGGCGATTCTCGATGAGGTTGGCCAGGTCAAAGGGCCGCAAGACGATTTCATTGACGCGATCACGACGGCACAGGGTGCCCACGAGGACCCGCTGCTGATCGCGATCTCTACGCAGGCGCCGACTGACGGCGATCTGTTCTCGATATGGCTGGACGATGCCGAGCGGTCGGCTGATCCCGGCATTGTAAGTCATGTCTATACGGCCCCCGAGGGCTGCGAGGTTGACGACGAAACGGCCTGGGCAGCGGCTAACCCCGCGCTCGGCCTGTTCCGCTCGCTGGAGGATGTGAAGGAACAGGCGGCGCAAGCGAAGCGCATGCCGTCGTCAGAGAATACGTTTCGCGTGCTGACGCTTAACCAGCGCGTGAACATGATTTCGCCGTTCGTGTCGGCGTCCGTATGGAAGGCGGGCAACGAGGCGGCGGCGGATTGGGATGGCTCCCCGATGTACGGGGGGTTGGACCTTTCGGCCACGACCGACTTGACGGCCCTTGTGCTGACGCAGCGCCAATCTGGCGTAGTGATGGTGCAGCCGCATTTCTGGATGCCGGAAGCAAGCGTTGCAGCGGCGGCGAAGCGGGACCGGGCACCATACGACGTTTGGGTGCGCGATGGGTTCATCCGTACCACGCCGGGCTCGGTGATCGATTACGCATTCGTAGCGCAAGACGTGGCTAACATCTGCGCCGGCCTGCCGCTGCGCAAGCTGGCGTTTGACCGCTGGCGGATGGACCGGCTGAAAGGCGAGTTGGACAAGATCGGGGTCGAACTACCGTTGGAAGAATTCGGCCAAGGGTATCAATCAATGAGCCCGGCGCTCGATGCGCTTGAGGCGGACCTGTTGCAGGAACGGGTGCGGCACGGGGGTCATCCCGCTTTGGCGATGTGTGCTGCGAACGCTGTGGTTACGCGCGATCCTGCGGGAAATCGGAAACTGGACAAGGGCAAAGCTACCGGCCGCATTGACGGCATGGTCGCCCTGGCAATGGCGGAAGGGGTTGAGGCGATGGCGCACGAAATCCCTGCCGGGGTCCAGATTTTCGTATGAGCTGGTGGGACTCGCTCCGAAATTATCTGACCGCGCGTAACGAGGTCGGTTGGGCGAGCGACCTTCCGCCTGTCACGTCCCAACAGCTTGGCGCGGGCTCGGACTTCTATCGCCTGGTTTCCGGCGCAGATGGAAAGCTGAAGTATCCGAACGAGCAGAACGCCCTGACAATCTCGGCGGTCTATGCCTGCGTCAGCCTGATCGCGGGTGCCATTTCGGCCCTGCCGATGCACATTTACCGCCGTTCGCCCGATGGCGAGCGGGACATGCTGCCGAATGACGACCTTTGGTGGCTGCTCAACGAGCAGTTCACGCCGCGTTGGTCGGCTGCGGCGGGCTGGGAGTATCTTGTCCAATCGCTGCTGATGAAGGGCGACGCCTTCGCGCCGATCCAGCGCAGCGGCGCCCAGGTCATCGGTATCGAGCCGGTGCATCCCGATCGGGTGACGGTGGCGCTCGTGCCGCAAACGAAGCGGCTGATCTATGCGGTGGCGGCCGATCCGAACACGCCGCAAGTTGGTGGGTTCACGGTCTACGACCAAGACGACATGCTCCACATTCCCGGCTTTGGGTTTGACGGGTTGCGTGGCCTGTCGCCGCTCCAGCACCACCTTCGCATGACCGGGGCCGTAGCGCTGGCGACGCAGGATTACGCCGGCAGGTTCTTCGCGAATAGCGCTAGACCGGATATCATCATTTCGAGCGACCAAGATTTATCGCCTGACATCGCGGATGGCATCGCCGCCCGTTGGCAGGAGCGATATTCGGGCGTCGATAATAGCAGCAAGCCAGCCGTCATGGGCAAAGGCGCGACGGTCACACCGCTGACGATGTCGTCGGAGGACTCGCAGTTCCTGGAATCGCGGCAATTCCAGATCGAGGAAATCGCCAGGATCTACGGCGTGCCTCCGTTCATGATCGGGCACAACGAGAAAACCACTAGCTGGGGCTCGGGCGTCGAGCAGATGGGTATCGGCTTCGTCCGGTACACGCTTCGCCAGCACCTCAATAAATTTCACAATGAGATCAACCGCAAATTCTTCCGCACGTCGGCCAAGTTCGCCGAGTTCGACACGTTCGAGCTGGAGCGCGGCGACATGCTGACAATGTTCCAAGGCTATCGCGTGGCGCTCGGCCGCGCCGGTGAAAAGCCGATCATGTCGCAAAACGAAGTGCGGGATAAATTCAATTTGAAACGGATCGACGGGGGTGACTCTTTCGAGCCTGTGGCTGGAGAGACCAATGCGCCAACTGATCAACCTTCTGCGCAATAACGCCCGAAAGGGCGAGTTTCGCGCGGAAGGCAACACCCTCTACCTGTACGACGTGATCGTCTCGTCCAAGGCCGATGCTGAGTGGCTCGGCGGCGTGGACGCGGAAACGTTCGTTCAGACCCTTCGCGATATGTCGGGTGACGTGACTGTGCGGGTCAATTCGCCGGGCGGTGACGTGTTCGCCGGCCGCGCGATGGCCCAGGCTATCCGCGACTATCCCGGCGAGGTGACGGTCCACGTGGACGGCTATGCGGCTTCCGCTGCGTCGTTCGTGACAGCGGCGGCCGATAAGGTCGTCATGGGGCAGGGGTCATTTCAGATGATCCACAATGCCTGGACTATCGCGCTCGGCAACGCAGAAGAATTGCTGGCAACGGCGGATCTTCTGGAGAAGATCGACGGAACTATCGTGGAAACCTACGTTTCTGCGGCCGATCGGCGCGGAAAGGCGGTCGATGGCGCCAAGTTCGCCGAGTTGATGGCGGCGGAAACGTGGCTGACCGGCCAAGAGTCGATCGACCTTGGGCTTGCCGACGAACTGGCCAGCGATGCGCCCAAGGGCAAAATCGCGTGGGATATGAGCGCGTACAATACCGCGCCGGAAGCGACCACTGAACAGCCCAAAGTCGAAGCCGCAGATATCGATCTTCCAGGCTTCGCGGCGCTAGCAGAGGCGCTAGCCGCCCTAACCGTACAACCCAAAATCGAAGCGGAGCCGATTATCGAGCCCGCCGAAGAAATCGAGCAGATGAAGCCGAATTACGCGGCGGACATGCTGCTCCGACCCGCTCCCTAGCGCGCCGCGCAACCGGAGAACCACGGCCCTGCTTCGGCGGGGCTTTTTTTATGGAGAAGTGAGAGATGAGCATTCAGGCTCTCCGCGAGCAGCGCGCGGCAAAGGCGAAGACGCTGAACGAACTTGTCACCAATGATAAGTGGGACGCCAAGCGCGACCAGCCGATCTATGACGCCGGCCTGCTGGAGCTTGACGCTCTGGACGCCCAGATCAAGAACATCAACGACCTGAACGCGCGTGTCGCGGAAGATGCGCTGAACGCGAACGTCATCGTCGCGGCTGAGCGTCACGCGAAGGACGACGACTCGACCGCATCGGCGGTATTCGCCAAGTGGCTGCGCAACGGCGACAAGGGCCTGACCGAAGCCGACTGGCAGGTGGTTCGCAACACCATGTCGACCACGACCGACAGCGAAGGCGGCTACACCGTAGCCACCGAAGTCGCCAATTCGGTTCTCGACGCGCTGAAGGCCTATGGCGGCATGCGTGCGGTGGCCGAGGTCATCCGTACCTCGCAGGGTAACCCGATGCAGTTCCCGACTTCGGACGGCACTACGGAAACGGGTGAAATCGTCGCGGAGAACGGCACCGCGAGCGACGACGACATGGACTTCGGCACCAAGGCGCTGCCGGTGTACAAGTACAGTTCGAAGGTCGTGACGGTTCCGATCGAACTGCTTCAGGACTCGAATGTCGATATCGAGGCATTCGTTCGCGCTCGTCTCGTCACTCGCCTGGGTCGTATCACCAACACGCACTTCACGACCGGCACCGGCTCTTCGCAGCCGAATGGCATCGTGACGGCGGCGACAACTGGCGTCACTGCCGCGAATAGCACGTCGCAGGTTTCGGCGATCGTCTATGACAGCCTAGTCGACCTGGTTCACTCGGTCGATCCGGCCTATCGCGGCCCTAACTGCGTCTGGATGATGAACGACGCCAGCGTCAAGGTTCTGCGCAAGATCAAGGACAGCCAGAGCCGTCCGCTGTTCGTGCCGGGCTTCGAAGATAGCCTGCCGACCGATGGCCCTGCCGGCGGTTCGCCCGGTTCGGTCCTTGGGTATCGCATCCAGATCAATCAGGACATGGCCAGCATGGCGGCCAATGCCAAGTCGATCGCGTTCGGCGACTTCTCGTATTACAAGATCCGTGACGTGATGGCGGTGGAAATCCAGCGCTACACGGACTCGGCGTATGCGAAGAAGGGCCAGGTCGGCTTCCTCGCCTGGATGCGTTCGGGCGGCAACCTGATCGATGTCGGCGGGGCGGTGAAGCTGTTCGTCAACGCGGCTTCGTAAGCCAGATTGGGGCGGGCTTCGGCTCGCCCCTTTTCCATTCTGAAGGAGAACAGCCATGCCGCAGCGCGACATGACTTCCAATATGTCGGCGGCGCAGCTTATTGCTCCCGCCGTCATCGCGGCGGATAACACGCCCGCGTCGATCGATCTTGCCGGTTACGAAGGGTGCGCCATTTACCTGCACATCGGTGCTGGCGGCATTACCTTTTCGGGCACAAACAAGATCGAGTTCGTGCTGACGCACAGCGATGATGACTCGACCTATACGAATGTGGATGACACCGACATTATCGGCGCCCCCAGCATTTCGAATGGCATCATCAAGGCGCTCACGTCGGCGCACGCCACGGCAGACATCAGCGAGTTCGGCTATAAGGGCGGCAAGCGCTACCTGAAACTGCTTGCTGACTTCTCGGGCACGCATGGCACTGGCACCGCCATCGCGGCGATGGCCCTGCGCGGATTCCCGCTTAGCGCTCCGGTCGCATAATGAAGGCGCTTTCGCCCGTCCTTGTGACGGCACCGGCAGACCCGTTGCTGACACTGGACGAGGCGAAAGCGCACCTTC